GTTGGTATTAACAATTCTAACTTCATAATATTCTAACTTTTAATCCGTGTTTCTGTAGTTTGTGTTACTATATGCATTTAGATATAAATTAAACGTTTCAGCACGTTTTATACGTCATTACATATAATTTTTGTTTCTGTAGTTCATTACGTAATTATAGGCTTCATTTAGCATTATCAAATGCTTTCTAAGGCTCATAGGGTTGTCAAAGATTATACGTACCTTTCTACCTGTACGTTCTTTTATGTACTCTTGTACTATTGCTGTCATTTCCTCAACGGATGGCGTATGTTCCATAGCTTGTATTTAATCCTAATGTTTCCATCTCGTGGTAGCGTAGTGCATCTATAATGTGATCGTTCCCACCTGCTGGTTTATTTAACCTTACTCCTATTCTATCCGTGTCCCAGCAGTAGCTTCTAAGTTCTTTGATGAGGTTAGTGCTATCAGATGTGATTAAATAATCTTGACGCTGCATTACATCTATACCGTAGTTGATGGAGTCTTTACCTTTTGTTACTCCTTTAATCGTTATTCCGTGTCTGCGTATCTCTTCAATACTTTTAGGTTCTGCGCTATCAGCATACACAGGAACGTTTTTAGGTAACTCTCTTGCAATATCCGTGTTTAACATCCCTGTTCTATAAGCTAACTCTTTAACTATTCGCTGCCCATTGTATGTATATACCTGAACTATTGCTGTAGGGTCAACTGAATAACCAAAGTCTAAACCTATTCCTATCAACCTTGCTTCAGGTGGTATGTTATCTATTAACTTCCAATTGTTAAAAACTACTCCCTCAAGACTTCCTACTAAACCAAGTCCGTAAACGTTCCACCAATTTCTCCAATACTCAGAAGTTTTAGCTTTCTCTTTGTTCTTTTCTATTTGGTCTATTATGGATTGGTCTAATGCTTCGTTATCCTTGTACGTTAGAATTATGAAGTCGCTGTCTGGTTCGTCTTTTAGTTCCGTGTGTACCCAAAACTCATTCGCAGGGTTAAAGTCTAAAAATACCTCTCTCTTCGTTCTAATCGATAACTCATTGTAAGCCTCAAAAGTGACGTTATTACACTCGTTAATATATAGTATATCCCTACGAGCGCCCCGTAGCTTAGAACTATCATCAGCCGAAAAGAATTCCATAACGCTGCCATTCGCAAATTCATATCTTAAAAGTGATTTATTAAAGTTTGCATCTACATATCTATTAGTCCACCTCATAATTTTCAAAAAATCTTTGAGTGCACCGCGGCGCAAATGTGGTATTGTTTCAGCTACTATACTAATCTCAAGTCCTGATTGCCTTGCTGCTTTGTCTATAAGTATGGGCAATATCCCAAACGTCTTTCCTGCCGATGTTCCACCTTGAATAATTTTAATCCGTTTTTTTAACGCAAGAATCTTCCGTATAGCAGTAGTTACTTTGAACATAAATTAATCTTCCAACTCGTCATTATCTCCTTCTAAATCAAACAAGGGTTGTTCTATAATAGTAGTCTGTGTCTTCTCTACAAGGCTATTTAAACGTTGTGTAATAGACGGGTTGTACATACCTGCCATACCACCTTCGATTTGGTCTGAGCGTACTTCTCTGCGTATACGTGAACAGATAGTAGAAAAACGTTTATACCTTCCTTTTGAATTACTAAAATACATTCCTAAATCTTGTATTACATCTTGGTCTGCACAATAGTTTTCAAAGCCTTCTATCGTTAAAGGTCTTTCTTTCTCTCTATAAACCATCTCAGCGTCTTTACCTACGTAGTCTTTTACAATAAAAGGATTCTCTTTCGTGTTTTTCTTATACGCTTGGAATAACTCCCATAGATGTTCTGGGCTGTGTATCTTATTAGGTCTTCCCATTTATCCGTGTTTTAGTTCAATGAATAGTTGTACACTTCAAAGTCTTTTTTGCTTATCTCTTCCATGTGGATTAGATTAATGTCGTAATCATAGTACATGGTGTATTCAGCTTCTGCTACTTCTAACATTAGCTTTACAGCATTCCATGTTTTTAAATGTAACTCAGGGTTAATAATCACTATGTAGTAATTAGTTACCACCTGTATTTTGTTCGGCTGCTTTAACATCGTTCGTGTTTTCGTTAAAACTTGATACGCACACAGCGAATCTTTGGTCAATATCTGTGTACTCACTAACCATTTTATCATCACTCATGCAACGCTTAACAAATTCTTTCTCCGTTTCTGAAGCTGTAGGTTTAGGAATTGGCATCGTCGTACTCTTTGTAGATTCTTTTCAATTGGTTTACTATATCTCTCCAGCATGAACTGCATGAAGTAGGCTCCTGTCTTACATTCAATACTCTATTGTAAACTTTGAGTAGTTCGTGTTGATCAGATGGGCTAATCTCTGCTGTGTTTCTACTAAAGAATGTTTCAAGGATTCCGTGTTCGTCTTCCGTTAAGCAGTTAATCTTTCTGTATGGGAAGATTTTATTCAGCTTCTCCTTGCGTTTATCACATCCGCAGTCCTCTCCTAATACCCATTTAGCTACTTTATCTATTCCAGTCTTCTTAAATACCTTTTCTAAAGTATCTCCTAAACCTTCAGCGACATCTTCTTTAATCTCGTTTACTAATTCTTTCGCTTCGTCTTTTACTATCTCTACCACATCGGTAAAAACTTCAGACTTTCTTCTACCTCTTCTTTTCTTTTCCATTTCCTAACTCTTTAATCATTAATTCTAAATGTACTATTCTTTCTAAAAAGTGTTTTGCATCTAATAAGTTAATATTTTCGCCTTGCAGACTTTGAGCAAATGCTACATAGGCTAACTCCTTTTGGTTTTCTAAATAAGCTTTTATCGTCTTCATCGTGCTAAATTAATATATCTTTCTTTTAGTTGGTTAAACTCTTCTTGTAGGGCTTCGTGTTTTACTAATAACTGATTATGATCACGGAGAATATTATCTATCTCCCTGCGTAAATAAGCTATCAATTCACGCGCTTCCTCTTTGCTGTAGTATTCATTATCCATATTATAATAACTCATAGTCTCCGTTATTGTAATCCTCGTAATCTTCTCCTACTGCTTCCTTTAATCGTTGCTTACAATGCTTTATTGTATGAAATATTGATGTTAAACTAATCTTTGTTTCAGCTTCTAACTCACGCATAGATTTACCTGAATCTCTATATAGCTTAAATAACATCGTGTCATACCAATGCCATTTCTCTATCTCTGCTTCTATCTTTAGATATAGTTCGTTTTTAGCTACAAACTCAGTTCGTTCAGCAGCTTCTTCGTTTACATAGATAGCCTCATTCAAATCTACCTTATCAATACGGCTCTTCTGCTTACAGAAATCCACATATATATTACGAAGAACAAACCAAATAAATCCCTTATTTACTTCTCCGTCTTTTACTATCTTATCCCAAGTGGTATATTTATATAAACGCAAGTACATCTCTTGTACTATATCTTCAGCATAAAATCTCTCACCAAACCCTTCTACTACTTTGACAAAGTATTTATGGTGTTTAGCTACGTTGTCAAGCCATTTAGTCGATGTTTCTATAGATTCTGTTAACAACATAAAGCCAAATTAAGGATATAGTATTACGAATTATTTTCATTCTTCAGGGTTTAACCTTACAAATTGTAGATAAGGATACGTTTCATCTGACGTAAAAAGCCAAGAGCGCACCCAGTCTTTCGATCTACGGTGCGCCCTGTATAGTAATAGTCGGTTGGTTTGTCTTATTCTATTCATCGAAGCTAATATTATACTCGTGCATTAAGTCATTCAGCTTCTCACGAATCTCATATATTACATCTATTTCTTTTTCACTTCGTTTTTCGTTGTACTTTGCTTCAGATCGTAGATGCTGGTCTAAATCAAACATAGCAGAAATCCATGAGGTAACCTTTAAAGCGTTCACTGCTTCGTGAATGTCATCATTCGAATACGTTATATTTACCTCCATCTATCAATAATAAAGTTAATCCTATCAAATTTAAACCCGCTAAAATAAGCAACGTGTATGCAAATGTAAGATTTTCTCTCTTATACGCAATATAAGAGAATACCAAACACAGGTAAATCACTATAAAAAAGTAAACTATCATTGTCTTAATCATTGTAGTTCATGTATTCGTAGTACTCATCCCAATGCGTTAAGTCTTGCATCCACAGATTAAGGTTGGTAAACTCTTCAGGTGATAAACTATAACTCACGTACTCTTCGTATTTATCACTCCACATATCCACTTTTGCAGTGTCTAATATCATTTCAAAGTTATCAGCTGGTGCTTCGTATTTTACGTGAAAGTCGGCAGTACATTTAAACTCTTGCCACTTGCCTTCTACTTTCATGCAAAACTCAAATTCACGCTCAAAGCCTGTGAATCCGTTAATCTTCATTTCTATCTCTTTCATAGTATTTTTTTTCAAATATATATTTTTTAATGCACTCGTGTTTATCTCAGTAGTGCCTATTAGTCTGTAAAACTTACCTGCTGTTATTATTCCTTTAACCGTTACCAGTGATTTTAGATACATCTTTTATCTTTTGTTTGTATAGTTCTATTATTTCTTTTAACTCTTCTCGTGTGTACTTTCGTGTTTTCAT